TATCTTCATTGAATTGATTTATCTTATCTAAACTCTCTCCAATGTATTTTGTTTCCGAACCGGTATATTTATGCTCCAATTTGTTCCAAGCATCAATAACATAAGCATCAACACCTTTTGTCTTTTTTAATTGCTTTACGGAGCTTAAAATACTGTCTAACGAAAAATCCTTAGGCGGTTTTATGAACCAAAACTTACCATTTAAAAATAATTTGCTTTGTTCCAGCTCATCTTCATCGATTCTATTATTGCCAAACCATTTCTTACCGATCAATTTTCTTGCGAGTTTTGAAAAATGCAATCTTGTTGGTCTGTTTTCAGGACTATAAAAAGCAAACTTCCAATTATGTCGTAAAGTAATCTTCAAAGCCATTTGGTCTAAAAAATCGCTTTTACCGTGTCCGGGAACACCTGTAATTATCGTTGTATATGACTTTGAAAATCGAACCAAATTATCAAAATCAGGCATTCCGCAATCAACTCCGTTATCTAATCCATTAACGTACATATCGTTAATTTCTAAATCAATATCGCTAATGGTAAAAACTCCCTCAATTGGAAATTCTTTTGCATTTTTAAAAGCTTCATCAACTCCTAATTTACCTTTGTGCTGGAGCAAATCATTACAGTCTTTGTATTCTTCAAACTCAATGTATTTGCATTTATCTAATCCCAAACGTTCGGCAAGCTCATATCTTAATTTTCTTCCAGCAATATCGTTATCAGTTGCTATGTAGAAAGTTTCCACGTTTTCCAACAAATCCACACAATTATCTAAATACTGCAGATTATTGGTATTTATATTTGCACCGTTAGGAACTGACAAAACATTTTTATAGCCACATTCGTAAAATGACAGCGCATCTATTTCCCCCTCTGAAATTATAATTTCCTTTTGACCTAAAATGCAATCTAAATTATAAAATATTAGCTCGCTTCCTTTGTGTAGTTTGAAATGCTTGTTACCGCTTCTATACTTTACATTTATAAGCTCTTCATTTCGAAAGTAGTTAAATTGGATTGTATTTAATTCTTTTGCATCCTGTGGCATAAATTCAAGTCCTTCGCTAATTTTAAAAGCATTTAGAGTGTTTTGGCTTATCTTTCTACCTTCAAAATACTTTACCATCTTTTCAGAAAGTTCAGTTTTATTTTTCCATATTGGCTTTGTGTATTCTACTTTTTCCAATTTTTCAATTAATCCGCCTTTCCAACCGCAATGCTGACACAACCAAACTTGTTTATCTAAATTAATAGAAAGGCATTTATCTGTTTTCTTTTTCCTTGTGTGGCTACATTGGGGGCATACTGTTTGAACCTGACCCGAAGTCTTTGAACTTCTAATATCAATATTAAAATCTCTATAGTCCATGAATTAATTTATATGTATTATGTTTGTCAGACTTTAATTTTTCTTGGTACTCCTCTTCTGTAAGCATTAAAATTGATTTTCCGAAAGCTCCTGTAATTTCGTATTTACTTTTTTCATTAAATCCAAAATAATTTTCTTTTTTATACCATTCGCTTTTAAAACCTCCCCAACTTTTAACAATGCATTCGGTTATAATATCATTTTTATCAGCATTCGTTTTTTCAATTTCTTTTATGAAGTTTTTAAAAGATGTTTCGGTGTTGGTTAGTTTTTTGTTTTTCCTGACCTTTATCCATTCTAAAACAAGTTCTTTTTTAAAACCGTAATTAATTAATGAATTGAAAAAAGAAAAAGGCAAAGCCGTATTATTATTTTCTTCTTTTATCTCTTCTTCTCTTATCTTATCTTCTCTTATGGCATCGTTTTCGCATTGCGGATTTAATGCGGTCGCATTGCGGTCGCTTTCTTCCTTTTGTTTACGGCGCTTTTCCCAGCCTTCTTTTGCGTTTTTAGAGTTTTGTTTGCTTACATCTTCAAATTCGTTAAGCTGTTCGGATAGGAATTTTATAAAAATATTACCATCGATAACCTCAATTATTTTTTCATCGCAAAGCGAATTTAATGCGGTCGCATTGCCAGCGCATAGCTTCTGAATAACTAATTTTAAAGGAATATCCCCAAGTCTTGACCAATACATTGAGCAAATATCAACAAACAAGCCTTTATCCTCTCTTGATAACATTTGTATATTTCCATTGTCCCAAGCATTAGGTTCAAATTTAAAATATGGAAGTTCTTTAGCCATTATAACCTCCTTCCACTTCTGTTATCTTGTTTATCTCGGTACGAAGTGTTTTAGCGAATTTTATTGCGGTTGATTTGTCTAAGTAAATACAAAATGAATCTATATCCGATTCGGTTTTAATAAGTATTTCTTTTTGATGATTAACAACAGAAATATTAGTATTTTCGTCATCACTTGCAATAAATTTAAGTTCAAATTTAGCCATGATAAATAAAGGTTTTAAGTTCCAATAAACTATTAAGTTGATAAAAAAACAAAACTCCAATAAATCCCCGCTCATCACTTCGGTTCATTATTGGAGTTGTTTAAGACTGACGTTGGTATAATGTGATGAGCCAACTACACAACAAAAATACGATAATATTTCAAATACACAACTACTCCATGAAATTTATTTTGCTTTCGTAGATGTGGTAGGTTTCTTTTATTCTAAATACTCTTTCAAAATTATAAGGACTTTTATCTATGTTTAAACGAATAGCTTTATTCTTTATAGCTGTTACAGAACGATTAAACACCCTTGATAAATCTTCATTTGAAAGAAACGGAAATAAGTATTCAAACTTTTCCGTTTCTTTTTGTTCCCACTCTCTCATATACTAAAACGGAAGATCATCATGTTCTTCCTCTTTGAAATTTTCAGAAGGCTCAAAAGGTTTTGAGGCTGTATTTACAGGCTCTTTTTGCCCCGATAATAATTCAATTCTCCATCCTTGGATTTGATTAAAGTATTTTGTTTCGCCCTGCGGATTTGTCCATTCACGTCCACGAAGATTAATCGAAACTTTCACTTCTTGACCGACTGTATAGTTATTAAGCAAATCGCATTTATCCTGCGAAAATTCAATTAATATATGCTGCGGGTATTGTTCGTTGGTTGTTACTACCAATTCTCTTTTTTGAAATGCCGCACTAACTTGTTGCGTTGCATTTATAACTTTTAATTTTCCTGATACTTCCATTTTATATTTATTTAATTTTGGTTACTCAATATGGTTAATTGCGTTCTGAACTTCTGACGAGCTTAAGTTTGCGTTTACAGCATCTTCTATAAGCTTATTTTTCTTCGATGTAAGCGATTCATTTAGAAACCTTCGAAGATTGTTTAGTACTTGTACTTTTTCGAGGTCATTTAGCACATATTCTGTTTGAGAATTTAACACAGCGAATAGTTCTAAAGTTCTTCGGTTTACTTTCTGCTCCGATGTTGGGATAGGAAAGAAATAGTTTAGTAGTTTTTTCATAATTTATCTATTTCTGATTTTACTTCTTCCCAAAACATTTGACTTTTGTAATCAGCAAATAATAATGGTAATATTTCATCAACGCATAATTTACACATGTCTTTTATTTCTGATTTTCCTGTATATCCTCCAACCTCAAAAAATGAATATTTTTCAAATAGGTCTTTTGCTTTTTCTTTCGATGTCATTGTTCAAATAAATTAAGTGATTGTTCTTGTTTTCTGTTTTGTTGCTGCTTAAGCTGATAATTTTTGCTCAACCAAATTGTTTGTGGCCGGCCGTGGCAAATTGGATTAGTACTTTTTCGGAATCCGTTAGCGGTAATTAATCCTAATTTTTTAAGTTCCAAAATTACAGAACCCCATATTCTGCATTCGCCAGGCGGTTCATTTCCTAGTGCGTAAAAAGCATTTTTAAGTTCTTCGCTTGTAAATGGTTTCATCTGAATTTTAACCCATTCAATAGCGAATCCTAGAGCTTTTATATGATAATTAATATTACCATTCTTAACGCTTTCTATTGCTTCTTCTTTTGTTTGTGTATTTTTCATATTAAAAAAATTGTTCGATATTTTCAGCAATATCAGTTTCACTAAATTCAAAATATTTAACTACTGTATCTACAAAAGCACTATATAGTTCGCTAAATTCTTCTTCTGTCATATTAGCGAAAGAAATGCTTTTTGCCTCTGTTATTTCTTCTCCGTGCAAGCCGTATCGTATTTCATAAAATCCCGAAGCTATTGTCAAGTCTTTTCGTAAATGGTCAATTGAATTATAACGCTCTTGATTTTGATAAACCAAGTTGATCAAAGCGAAAAACTTTTTTAAAAACTTATAGTTCCTAGGCTTTTTATAAGTAAAAACAAAAGGCTCGTTTAAAGCTATCTTCTTTGCATTTTCATAGTCACTGTCATATGCGGGTTTAAACGAGCCGTTAAGTTGCTTAATTAGCGTAATTTCCATTAGAATTGCCTATTTTCGATTAGATACTTGACATAATCATTTCTTAATTCTGTAGCTTCTTCGATTCTGCTTTTTATCAATTCTATTATTTTTTCATCACGATTAATCTTGATTTCGTGCCACATTTCTATTCCGTTAAAAATACAATAATTGAAAAAACTCGTATATTCAGAATTAGAACAAAGCATCTGCATCTGCATTTGATCTAAATAATTTTTGTCTATTTCAGACTCTCCCAAAGCAACTAGCTTAAAGAACTTTCCTGATCTCGGACATTTTATTTCTAAATTCCCATTGTCATCAATCAATCCATCAGGGCTTGCGCCGGCATTTTCTCCGTATGGCATGAAATAAGCCTCTTTGACAGATTTAAATTCGAGTTCTTTAAGTTCTGAAAACTTCCTAAAAGCTAAAGGTTCTAAGGAAATTCCTCTTTGTATATCGTGAGAAACAAAGTTATCTTCTTCATCTATTCCGTAAACAAGTTCGCAAGCCAATTCAAAGGCATAAGATTCTCCTGTTTTGCCTAAACCCTTAATTCCCATCAATTCAGAAATTCGGGAGGCTGTAAACCTCCCTTTTCTCATTTCAAACCATTCTTTACTCCGCTGTTCCATATTCTAAGTATTTTTTATACATTTCTTCTGTTATAGAATATGCTTTTTCGATTTGTTCTCTTGTTGCGTTTACCTTTTTAGCATTTTCAAAGCGATCTTCTGTAAATTCAGGTTTTTGTTTTTCTCTTGGCTGAACACTTCTTATTCTTACGCCCTGTGTTACGCCTCCGGAAACAGACTTTACATTTTCTTCGATATAAAGCTCTACAATTACATTGTTCCAGTCTTCTACAAAAGAACTTCCTGTAAAACTTTTTATCATTTTAGAATTTGTAGCATTTAAAACCATTGGTTTTATGTTTTCTGAAAAATAAGCTATGTTGGCATCCATTTTTTTTCCTGCAACTTTTGCCCCTTTTTGCTGAACTACATTTTTAATAGTGAATATCAAAGACTTGCCTTGTTCTATTAGATCTTCTAAATCTGCAGAACCTAAGTGATCGCTTTTAAATACTGCTCTATAGTGGTGTTTATCACTCATAATTGGTTTAGTTTAAAGTTAAAAATTTCTTTTGCCTTGATGTATTTTGATTCCTTTTCCTCATCCATGCCGATGCATTGAGAAAATATACCTTCTTCTGATTCCATTCTTAAAATATTTGAATATATCTTTTGAATTTCCTTAATCTGAATTTCGAGATCTTGTATTCTTTGTTCGTCTTGCGTAAGTTCGATTACTTCGATTTCGTTTGCCGGATGATTAGGATGTTCAACTCCTAATTCTGAATTGTCGTAGTTTTCCATAATTAAAGTACTTGTATTTCGCCTATATTAATGTCTTGTGTTCTGATTACTCTTTTTCCAAAAACATAAACGTTTTTGTTGTCGGTCTTAGTAAAGTCTATTGTTATTATGAATTCATTTTGCGAATCGGGTAATGGGGAAGTTGATAATTTGTTCGTTGACATAAGATAATATTGTGTTAAGTATTAGGCAACTTCCAAATATAATTGCGATCCCAATTAAAATAAACACAAAAATGGCTTTAATTATTCGAAATATTTCTTTTATCATTTTGATTGTTTTAAAAGTTCTTTGAATTCTTCTAGTGTTATTTCTTGGTCATAATCTGTTTTCATAAACATAAAAAAATCTTCAAAATGTATATCATATATTAAATAATCGCATTCATCATTTGTTAGAAATAAAGTAGGAAGATCTATATTTACAGAAGTTTTATCAAGTAATTCTTTTACTTCTTTCAGCATCTCTTCATCCTTGATGAACAATACCTTGTTTTCAAATTGTTTCATAGTGGTTTTATTTTTTTAAAATCTCTGGGTAATTTGCTTTTATCATTTCATGAACGTCCTTGTATAATTCACTTGGACTGTTTAGCGAATCTAAATATTCTCTACTGACTTTATTTGTGCTTAAAGACAGTCTTAATGCGATTGAAGGAAAGTTGTTTTCATTTTGTTTCATCAACCATCCTATACAAGTGCTTCCATTGTTTTTATGGCATCCGTAAACCGATCCAAAATAATCGTTTTCTTGTTTAAGCAATTTCTCATACTCAAACTTATCCCAATGTTGCAATGGCGCATCCTTTCGGTATGGACAATTATTGCAAGGTTTTTTACATTCAAAAGGTTTTACATTGCCTGCCATAATTCAATAAATACATTTGTTATACAATGGCAAATCAAAAACTTCATCAAACTGATTAATTTCGCTTTGCGTTTCTGTTGGTAATTCATCATTGATGAACTTTTCGGCAATAATTAAATTGTGCTTAGTTGTTATTTCGTGTAGGCTCATGTTAAATACTATTTCTTATTGTTTGTAATTTTACCTCATATACCAATGCCTCAATAGCCAATTCCATTGAAGAGAAAAAGAAAGTTGAATTGCTTCCGCTGTACTTAACAAAATCAACCCACCTATTCTTTCTGAATATTCTTTTTTCAAAAACTTGAACTTTGAATTTTTTGTTTTCTTCTTTTATTCTAAACTCCATCTTTATTTTTATTTTTAATTAATATCAATTGATATAATATTAAAAAAAGACATAGAATAATTCCTGCATTTTTGTCTTTAGTTATAATTACGAAAGCAATTATTATTGCTATAATTGTAAAATATTCAATTTTACTGCTCATTTTTATGTGATTTTAATAGTTCCTGATATTTCGCAACCGTAATCAAATCCGTGAAATTCTACGTATTTTAAACCTAATAGTTTTGCGTATTTAGAAATCTTTTCCAATCCATTTTTGTGATTGTAATCACGGCTCAATTGATGCTGACTAGCTTTTATATCAATTGAAGACATATATTTAAGAAGTCTTGCCTGATTTGCATAGTTTTTATCAACCCAATTCTGAAATGTTGTTTTATTTTCCATTATAATTTTTTTAATGCTTTTCTAAAATGTTTAGATATTTTTTCAAAACCTTTTTCTTGCCAGTAGTTGGCTCTGAACTCATAATACGTTTTTAAAAAATCTTTGTCTTGTGATTTTGATTCATCCCATTTCATAATATTATAATTTTAATTGGTTAAACATATTGCAAATATACACATATTTACATACTGTATTTAAATATAAGTGTTAAAGTTTCAAATTAAAGCAAACAAAAAACCCTAACACTTGTAAATGCTAGGGTTTAAGACTAAGATATTTTTGAATTGCTATCTTATAATTAATATTGAAGTTGAAATTAATCCGATTATTGAGCCTATTTTGTAGATTAAATTGCTACGTTCTTTTCGTTTCACAATTTTCTCATAGTTTTTTATTGTGGAATCTTTTAAAACAACAACCGACTGCAGGACTTCTTTTTGAGATTCCAGATTGTCAACTTCTGATTCCTTATTTGAAATACGGCTTTCCAAAGTGATTATATGCTGTTCTAAGCTGTTTATTTCTAATAACTGATACTCACGTTCAATCGACTGCCTTATTGCCTCACGCGCATCGTTCTTACTTACCTTTATTGAATCGTTCTGAGAATACCCTTGGCAGGTCATCATCAGAAATATAAATAATAGTTTTCTCATATTTTTGCTTTCTTAAAAGTTCGAGTGATTTCTTTTCGTTATCTGATTGGATTAATAATATTGAATCCTGGCGCTTGATTGCCGTTTGAAGCGTTTCTTTATTTTTTAGCTCAATTTTTAAAGAATCAGTTTTGCGTTCGTTTTGTATAATATTTGATTCTAATTTATTTGTGTTTTGGAATAATAAAAATACTCCAAAAGCCAATAATAAAATTACTATCCAATGCCAGTACTTTTCTATGAAAGTTGTATTTATGGAAATTGTCCTTTTCACTCTTCCATTATTTTAAGTGATTCTAAAACATAGAAAGGAAAATTATTGTAAGCAACGTCTCCAGACAATCCTAACTTCCAAAATCCGCAAACATAGTCTTCCATAAAGTTTTTATCTATGATTCTATTTATTTTAATTCCAAAATAAGCTTTTGTTTCTTTTATTTTTTGTTCAATTATTTCACAAATTTCGTATTGCTCTTTATATTCATAATTATCTAATAAAACAGTTAGCATTACATAACCGTATTTTGATTCTATTAGTTTTAGTTTATTAAACATTTCCATAAAACATAATTTAAAAATTAATCCCCGCCACTTCGCTACAAAATGACAGGGATAAAAAGTTTAGTGTAGCGATTGTAAATATAAACAAAAAAACCCGATGTTGCTATCGGGTTAATTATTAACTAAAACCATTAAGTTATGAAAAACACATTCAAATATACAAATTATTTCTATACTGAAGTGCCTCCTAATTTATTTCCGTGAACTACGTCGCCATACCAAGTGTAATTTTTCATTTTATTATTTTTTTAATAGTGAATAAAAATATTTTACTTTTTCTGAAACATCTTCCAATCCGATACTGCCACCATTAACCGCTTTTCTTACTTTTCTAATGCTTTCTTCATTTACAATTGAAGCAATCGGCCAAAGCTTATTTGAATCAAAATAAAACTTTGCTGATTCTAATGCGTATTTGTCTTTTACAGGTTCAGGATTCGATAATAAATCAACACCAAGGTATTTGCCTAATAAAGCATAGTTTGTCTTTCCTGTAGTCTGTAGTGCGCCACGGCCTCTAAACTTATATCCTTCTCCAGAATTAAAGTTCCCGTTGCCCATTCTATTTGCATAAACAATATTTGCTATTCCCTGTGGATTTCTAGCGTATTGAATTGCAGTTTGCTGATTGAAATATTTTGGGAATATTTTCAAAAGTCCGGTTGCTGAATAATTTAGGTTTTCTTCAAATACTTTAAAACCACCCGTTTCGTGGTAAGTGTTGCCAACAAAATGTGCAGTTGCTTCTATTGTTGGTATGCCTACAACTTCTTTAATTTTAAGAAGCGTGTTTTTACCAATGATGCCGTCAGCTGAAAGTCCGTGTTTTTTTTGAAATGATTTTATAAATTCGCTCATAATTATTTATCGTTTTTATGTTCAATCTTAAAAAGTATTCTTTCCTGTATTTCTATAACTTCATTTCTATATTTCAGTATTTCAGCTTCCTTTTTTTTGGCGTTGTACTTGTATTCGTTTGCTCCGTCAGTTAATTCAACAGCCTGCCTGTGAGGCGGGTTTTTATCATCAAACGCCCAGCTTATCAAAACGCTAACGCCTAAACTGCAAAATGCTACAAGTGAATAAAATAATGTTTTCATTTGTCTACTCTTTTTTCAATTTCAATGTTTTTATTAAGTAGGATCTTGTACTCGTTAAGCAGTTTGTCAAAACGCCTCTCGCTATTGATATTGCAATCTTTATTTTCGGCAGAAAGGCGCATATTATCAATAATAAGTCTAGAATTATCACTTCGTAGACTTTCGATAAGTATTCTATTGCTTTCCTTGTAATATCCGAATAATCCATTTACAGTAAGTGCTAGGCAAATTATTACTATCATAAAGATAGCTTTGTTTGTTTTTGTAGGATTCAGATTTAGAATCCTGAAAAACGCATCTATTTTTTCTTTAAAGCTACTTTCCATATTAGAATTACGAGTATAAAAATAAATATTGGGGCAGAATATTTCGTTATATAATTTCCATAATAGTTAGCAATAATATCTTCAATTTCAGATTGTTGTTTAAATCTGTTGCTTATTTTTATCACTACCATTATTACTGAAAAAAGCAGGTTTACCGAAAAACAGGCTATTATAGTAGAAATTATTATCTTATAAAGCATCTTGTATTTTTCGCTATTCGCAAGTGCTAAAATTAAAAGATGCATATAGGCAATATTTTCTAACAGTTCGTAAATATACCAATAATAAGAAAAGAAATGTGATATAAAGCCAAAAAGAGTTAATAGTCCTAATGAAAGAACTATCAACTCTCCTTTGTACTTTAATTCAGAAATCATTAAAGTCTTGGCTTTCTAGGATAAGGAAGGATTCCCTCGCCTTGGTCATCTTCAACATAAGCTTTTTTGCCTGTTGCAATAATTGCATCATAACCGCTTTTAAGAGCTGCCAAAGTATCTGATTCGGTTTTTAGGTTGCTTGGCACAATAATAACAAAACTGTTATTTACTGCAACCCAGTCAATCGGGTTTTCTCCGTTGTTTCCTCCTGCCATTTTAAATATTTTTTAAGTTAGATGTAAAAGTAATTAAATTTATTTATAAAAAATAATATGTTAAAGTTTTAGATAAGTATAACTTATTTAATTTTATTACATATATTTGTACTAAATAACAACAACATTAAAAAACAATATTATGAACTTATACTTAGCAAAATTAAATAATGGTAAATATCTATCTGTAAACGATAACGGTTGTGATATTCAAGTAGAAAAAGGACAGGCTATGATTTTCACTAATAAAGATAATTGCAGTAAAAAACTTAGGCTTTATGCTCATATTGGTGGAATTTATGGAGAGGTAGAGAAATTAAAATAAAACAGGAAAGCCGAAAACTGAATAGAAAATAAAACATAAATATTATGGCAAACGAAAGAAATGCAGGACGTAAATTAAAATATGGGGAAAAAACAATAAGGCTATTAAAATTTGTTCCTGTTTCAAAAAAAGAAATTATAGATCAGGAATTTAATGCTATTTTAAAAAAATACGAAATACTTAAAAAATAATGAAATTCGACAAAAGATATGCCTACACAGTATTGCTAACAGCTTATTTAATTTCTGTTTCAGTAGTGGGGTTTTTATTAAAATGTAAATTAGAGAAAAGATGAAAGCAGAAGAATTAAGAATCGGGAATTTGTTTATAGAAAAATATACCCAACAACTTATAAATGTTGAAGAATTAAAAAAAGATAAAATAGTTTTTAGTGGAAAGTTTTTAAATGAATGGCAAGCAGAACCAATTCCATTAACAAGCGAATGGTTATTGAAATTTGGATTTAGGCAAGCAGGAAATACAACAATATTTAAAGAAATTGGAAGTATAGAAATTGGTAAAATTGGGAAACGTTTTTATTTACAAATAAGATGTGAAAATATTACTTTGAATATAAAATACGTTCATCAATTACAAAATTTATATTTCGCATTAACAGGAAGACAACTTCTTACAATTAAATAACTATGAAACAATTAAATAATTCATATTGGATAACTTATTATGATAAGCTGATAAAATGTATTGAAAGCTGTATATCTATGAATCAGCTTTCTAGCCTATATAAGTTTTGGCTTCCATTTAGACAAAATAATACTTTAGGTTTTAATTATACATTATCTCTTAAAAATGCATTTGATAAAAAAAGACAAATACTTTTTGATATAATAAGATTGGATATTAAAAATTTAAAATCAGAAATAGAAAAATTATGAAAGCAGAAGAATTAAGAATAGGAAATTATGTTAGGCTTATGCTTAATCATTCAGACTATAACGATATTAAGATTGAATTACCTGATTTAAATATTATTCATAACAAAAATTTAAGAAATGAATATAGTCCAATACCCTTAACAGAAGAATGGCTTTTGAAGTTTGGGTTTAGTTGTTCTTTTATTTCTGACCCACAATAAAGAAATGCAACAAAAGGATATTACAAAGAAGAAATTAGAGTTATTCAAATAGATGAAACTATTGAAGAATTTATTATTGGTGGTCATGACTTCCCAATAATAGATTTAAATTATGTTCATCAGCTACAAAACTTATATTTCGAATTAACACAAACAGAACTTACAATTAAATAAACTAAAACCTTTGAAGTGATATAGGTAACTTCTAAATTAATTATGGCAAATGTAATATGTTCAGATTTAAAATCAACAGGTTCGGTAAAATGCTTTGAACCTGTTAAAAAAGAAACAAGAAAATTTTTAGGAAAAACAGAGGGTTTTAAAGACAGAGACGAACAGTCTTTTTATAAAAGAATGCTTGATGCTTATTTAAAAGGTCATACGCAATTCAGTTTTGGAGGAAGAAAACCAAAAGTATATTATGAAGTATTACAATCAAACTAATTAAAAAAATCCCCTGTCGAATCAACGCAGGGGATTTTTCATTTTAAACATATAATGCCTAATTCTTCTTTGACAATTCATTTATAGAATCATCTTTTGTTGCTGAACTTTTAGAGCTTCCGAAATAATATCCTAATACAACGCTCATAAGCGAAAATAAGCCTATCCTGTCAGCGTCATTTACTTGTGTGAAAGTAATTATAGACATTCCACCAAGAACTACTATAACCGCTATTACTGCCTGTATTTTTATTTCCGGAAACTTCATATCAGTAAATTAAAACAGAAACTGAGTTTAAAGTACAAACTCCCAAAGTTATCAAAGAATTAGAAAGTTTCATTTGAACTTTAAAACCGTTTGTCTTTATTTTGTTTTCTACGAATATCGGAAGTATTACACTTTTATGAAGCATAGTAGTTGATATTATGGTTACTTCAGAAATATCCCCGTAACCTCCATCGTCTGAAAAAGGTATATAAAAATCTACGCCTGCCGAAACGCCGTTAGGAACAACAAGCCTGTATTGCAACGTCGCTCGTGTAGTTAAAAGTGTTGCAGTAGTGGCAGGATCCATCCTAAATATATAATTCTTGTCATAAAGATTATAAAATCTAAATAACTTGGTGGACTGATCATACCAAACCATAGGCTTACCGCTTATTGTGTCCTTTCCAAAAGTGTTTGCATTCTGCGCAGAAGTCCCATTAAAATCTATATCCTGCCATGCATTTGACAATACTAGTGCCGCGCTTCTGTTTACCCTTATCCTAGGTTCTGTAATTCCTGTATCCATTTTAAGTACTTCTTATGTAATTCGTCAATCCGTTAGATTCTGTCGTTATCCGCTGAAATTCGGCAGAAAGTATGAACGTGTTCAAGGCGTTTATCAGTTCACTCCCGTTTCCTTTTACCGTTATCGAATTCGCCGAGCTGTCCGTTTTTATGACGGTTATAGTGTAGCCGAAACTTGAAAGCGCGGCGGGCAGAGTTATGGTAATTGCCGCCAACGTTGCATTTACAAAAATAGTGAGATGGTTGTTCAGCACAAAGTCGGACATGAGGATCGTATAACTCGCCTGTTTAGATAACTGGTTATCTTTAAGTTTTGAGTTGAGCTGTCCTAGCGGCACAAAATTATTTGATGCCGTTGCGTTTGATCCCGTCACCGTACCGTCAGGATTAACGCCCGCCATCGCGACACCGTTTTTTCTGAATTCTATAATTCTTCCCGTAGATGCCGAATCATTGTTGTCGACTATCAAAGTAGGCATTGATGAACTACCTCTTGATGTTGATATTTTAGGAGAAGCAACATTGCTACCAGGGAAAAACGCGCCTTCACTAGGATTAGTAGCAGAGAAACTACCACCGCTAGTTAACTCAAAATCAGCTCCTCCAAATCTTGCTCTTGTTGTTCCGTTTTGGATAAAATAAAAGAAACTGTTATCCAAAGGGCCTATAGCAACCGTACCGTTTTGACCTCCGTTAGTTATTTTTGTGCCCAAAGCAGTAAACGTACCACCCGAAGAAACTGCGTTTGATGATCCTGCTGTCGGAACGGAATCGATGGATATTGTATCTCCCAGGTCACCTATCTGCGCATAGGCATTTGGATCGCCCTGCTTGTCGAAAAGTCTATCGCCTATAAGTCCTTTAGAATTCGCATCATTTGAATCAACCCTTAGCCCTTCTTCGTTAGCGGTTATACTATTTCTTATCCCGCCGTCTTTAGCATAGCCAAGCGATACGTTTCCATCTCCAAACGTAACGCTTCCTGATCCATTATCGTCGCTATTTCTTGAAAATAGCTTATTATCATTTCCTGCCAAGTATTCAATATCCCCCGTTACAGGCTTTCCGGGTTCTGTTCCCGATCTTTTTATGTAGTCTCCGAATTCGCTATAGCTTTTAAAGTACAGGTCGCCCCCTTTTAGCTTAAACGTAACCACGCTGTTGCGAACGGCACTAAAGTTTTTCGCAAGTATAAATTTAAGGCCTTCGATGTCTGCCCCGTTTTCGAATATGGTAATGTCGTTGTCTATCAGAAATTCAAAAGTGTTCCCGTCATATACTACGTTTTCAATCCCCGCAACAAAGGACGGTCGGCTAACACCGGATATAGTGCTGTCGCTTCCTAAATTTTGGATTAAATAACTAGAATGTCCGTTATTCGGAATAACATAGCTGTCTTCGTCCGTGTTCACTTCTTGATAGGTCAAGGATTCCTTTGTGATGTATAGTCCGGTTATTGGATTAACAGGCTCTGAAATATTATCTTCATATATGCTTATCGTGGTCAGTAGCAACTGCTGCGTATTTGGAACAGGCGCAACCGCTGTGCCACTTCCTTCTGATGGTTCGCCTTGAATCAAAGAAAAACTTCCGTCGTTATTGGCAACGATAATATCAACTCTAGAATCTCCTGCTTCAGCATCTTCAATAACAAAATCGTAAGCTACTGAATTTCCTAATTGTATGCCGTCAATTATCCATAGATAACCCGTTGAAACGTTTACGTCCGATCCGTCACGTGTTACTGTACCTAACTGCAAATAACCGTTAGGAGGCGTATTTTCCTGCGTAGGGAAAGGAACTGCCGCCCATCTTTTAATTGTCTGATCTCCTTCGATTATCGTAACAACCTGTAAAATGTGACCCGCAGGAATATTTTGTATTAATTCTAAGTTAGTATCTCCTAACTGTGAAAGAAGTTCATTGTTCGCTATTGTTTTAGAATTAAGAACGTTTCCGTCTACATAAATTACTTGACCGTTTCTGCCTGTAAAACTTGAAAAGGTGTCTGCAAGCTGTTTAAACGTGTCTGCTCCGCCACCCCCCGAAGAAACACTAGCGTCGAAAAAACCGACTTCCTTTAATTTGTTGTGCAATGATATTGCCGAAGCGAAAGAAGATACGCTTCCGCCTCCCGTTTCATCAACATAAGAAACTTCGGAAAATGGAACATTTGCAAAAAGACGTGCGCCGTTTTCGGACTTAAAAGTGAAACGTCCGTCGATTTGTGTTCCGCTCCATTTGCTGTCTGAAATAAAAATCAAATTGTCTTTTACTATTTCAAAAACGCTTGGAGCTTTTTTATAAATTATGTATTGTGCCATTTTTTTAGTTGTTAGTTTGTGCTAAAACGGTTATGCTTGATGAATATCCTACTATCGAATCGGAGATATTAAATGTTACCGCCTGTCCTGTTGTTATATTTATCGTTTTTATAATGCCTGTTGCATTTGTTTCCGTTGAAAGAACCGTACCGCTTGGCGTGGTTGTCGTTAATGTCAATGTCTGTCTTGAACCTATTTCAGTAAAGAAAAGCGTAAATTTATACTGCGTTTCAGATAACTTTTCTTGAATCAATCCGAATAATTGATTTCCAGTCAGAATATTTGCCAAGTTTTTAGAATAAATCCCCAATCCTTCATGAAATAACCTTATTCTATTATAATTTCCTGCTGTTACTCCTAAATTTACAACTCTTGGAATATCGATACCGCCTGTATTTGAAAAGTAAGAACCTCCGTTTATGCTTGTCTGTATTGCAACATAGGTAGGCTCGAAGTTTTCATATCCAAAGAAAATATCATAATTCCCTGGCTGTCCGAAAGTCTTGCTTAAATAAGTCAACTCCATAACAGGAGGATTTTCAGGAACAGGCGGGACAGGAGGAACGGGCGTAACGTAATTAGGATCGTAAACCTCTGACTGGTTAAATGTAAAGCTTATGTCCGACTGCACGAAATTTTCTTTCCCTTCAATTCTTGGAATCTCAACCGGCTCAAATATTGAAGCTCTGACAAGATTAAGATAGGTAAATCTGAAATCAAAAGACTCGATTATTTTAGCTAAAATTAATTTATCAATAACTTCGGTTCTGAATATTTCAAAACGCTGTGATTTTACCGTGTCTGTCTGCGTGTTTTTTGTTGAAACTTCCCAGTACTGCGTGTATTCTTTTGAAACGTCGAAATCAAAATAGTACATGTTTACCTGAACCGACTGCATAGAATCACTTTTCTTTTCACGGTAATCAATCCTTGAAGTAAATTCTGCTCCATCATTGGTAAGCATAAAAGGACTGGAATAAAAGGTTTCTCCAGTTTCTTGCTTTACTTCCAAATAAATTAACTGCTTTCCAAAATCAAAAGGAACGTCTGAAAGTTTCCACGTAATTTGAGGCAAACCTGTATCAGGATCTTGGAAGTTATTTTCTACAAAGAAATAATCGGCAATATTAGCCAATGTTTCTCCACATGTTGATTTTACATTGACTTCGATATAATCTTCTAACTCAATTCCATCATTGCTTTTGGTTGTCTGCAAATAAGGATATATGTTATTTGGCAATAGCTGAATACCACCGAAATAATAAAATTCAGTATCAGGCGATGATTTTTGATACATCGCCTTTTCCAAGCTATTTTCCAACCTTATGAATGCTTCCAATTTATAAGTTATTTAAAGATTGTTCAAGTAAAAATCTGTTTTCAAACAGCATTCCGTTTACGCTTACTTTCGTGTATAAAGTCTTTGTAAAAAGCAGTAATCCTGTTTCGTCAAAGATAAACAAATATCCTAATTCATCGATAGTCCAGTTGAAACTTAATTCATCTAGGGATATAAAATCATTTATCCTGATTATGCCCGTTTCATTGTCGGAAAATA